CAGTATGCCAAGCTTCCATTATATCTGCTTCTAAATCAAATCTGTTTTTCATTTTGTTTATCTTCATATTGAGTCAATAATTTTCCAACTGATAACTGTGTCGGCAATAAATGAACGCCAAGCAGCCTTGTCTATACACCAACAAACAATCTGAGCAGATTCTGGTCTCTGGGATTCTACTGTTGTATCAATACCATTTTTTTTCAAAATATCTGGGTGTAATGTACAAGGCATTACCCTAATTTCTTCAGTTGTGATTTTCTTAAATGTTACCTCAACACCAGTTTGACTCTGTGTAAGAGCTTCGATTAATCTTTGTTTTTCACTTTTTTCCATGTTTAACTCCAGCAATATTTTTTGATTTGTTCTTCACTAAATCGGTCTTTGAGGGGAAATATTTCTGATATCACTTTTGCACATTCCATTGCGATATCCATATGTTCCCTTTGAGTTCCATTTTCGGCTCTCAATTCTACATAATGAATCCAACTCCTTAAAGTTCCATTCATATACATTTTACTTACGGTACAACCTTCTGGAAGAACTGACCGAGCTTGTTCTTTTGCAATACCATTTTCAATTGCCCATTTATATGCATCTTTTGAAACTTTTATAACTTCTTGTTGTTTCACATCCCACATATCTTGTATCGATTGAGGGGCTGCATCAATAGAATTTTGTCTATTTTTAGGGTCTTGTAATCTTGCACCTCTTCGAACAAAAGATAAGTCTTCTGTTGGGTCGGCGTATCTTTGACTAAATTCTTGAAATGAAAATGAACGATGTCTGAGCATTTGTCTTGCAATGTCTCTAGTCGTTTCGATTTCCATGCATACATTTACCATTTCAAAAGGAGACCAATGTTGATTTTTAATCAAGTATTTTATCAACTTAGATGAATTTTCCATATTCTCTTGACCACTAGGATTACTTACTTTTGCACAGTAAGCAACTAATGTTTCAAGATTTCCGTTTGATATACTTTTGATGGGTTCATGTAGTTTTGAGTAAGAGAATAATTTAACTTTCATCTTCTTCCTTTTTCACCACTTCATTCCATTTAGCTTTAGTTTTTTCCGATACAGCAAACTTTTCTGATTGAATATCAGCGTAGTCCTGTAAAACGTCTTCATCAGAGGGTTGAACTCCTTGTAAAGATTTCAACCTCTGTTTTATTTCTTTTCGTGTCATGATGTAGCACCGGCTAAAAATTTAGCACGTTCCTCTGCTTTCTTTTCGTTGATAAAAAATTGTGTGGTAACTTCTGGGCCACCAGAACGAGACCACGGCGAAGCGAAGTCAATTAGTTTGACTTCATACCCCCAATTATGTTTTCTCCATATAAGTGGACGCATCTTTACGATAGCGTTACGAGAATAATTTTTAAGGGTTAGGGTCTTCTCTTTTTTGGACATTGGTAATTTCCTCATGTTTCCTCACTTCAATTTGATTCATTTCTGCCTTTAGGTTATTAGAAACCAAAAAGCACATTAATATTAATCCCACTACTCCTACAAGGATAACACCAGAAAGGACATTAACCATGTAAGAGCAATTACTCATGAGACTAGTTCTTCGGGTAGTAAATCTGGATAAGTTTCTCTGACTAACCTTTCCGTAAGTCCAGAAACTTTCATTTTTTTATTGATAATCTTACATAAGATGTCTGACTCTCTTTTTGGAATAATTTCTAACACATTAATTAGAATATTTTCTGCTCTTTCATTTGAAAGATTATTCCCTTCAATATCATACAACCTATCTATCATAAACATCTGTTTTTCCAACTGAGTAGATGACAATCCATCTGGGTCATCACATACCTTATATTTGGGTGCAGATTTTACTTTATACTTTATAGATTTATCAAACATATTCTTCAATATAGATTTGAACTGAGGACGCTCATTATCCAAAAGGATTTGTTGTTTTTCTTTTACAGATTTAGTATCTGCGATTTCGTCAAAAATTTCGTGAATTAACTTCATATTTCTTCTCTTTAAAATCATGGATTTCTTCCATCAAAAGTATCATCCTATTCTTTATAAAATAATCAAACACCTTTGACATGTCTCCAATCGGTTGTTTATTATATTCGTCCAGAATTTCTGTTTCCATTGATTCTGGTACAAACGACAAGTCTACTAAGGTTTCGTTACGTTTATAATTACGCAACATATTTGCATCACAAAAGTCTTCTGGGTTTCGATTTATATCTAACCAATCTGACATTTTTTTCTTCACCAGAGGTTTCTGCCTCTGTTCACTCACAAAAACATCATCTGGGGAAAGAAAGTTAGGTACACCATCACCCCTATCGCCACGAATTATGTGTTCTCTGATATATTTATAAGGATTATCAGTTGTCAAAAACTTTTTAAGAATTGGACTATACTGTTTAACATTTGGATATCTCTGTAACTGTTTAAAATCCTTATCACTGGAGATTATGATAGTTTTCTCGTACTTTGAATAATGTTTTACCAAAACACCGATAACATCATCAGCTTCTGCTCGATGTACCTCAATTATTTTGTATGGAAAAACTTCACGCAAATCATTTTTCATTTGCGTAATAGTATTAAAGATAAGATTCCAATCAAAGTTAGACGATTCTCTGGTCTTTTTTCTCCCCGCTTTGTAGTAAGGAAAAATGTCTTTTCTCCAGAAGTTTTTGTTGTCACAACAAAGTATAACATTTCCATACTCATCCGAAAATCTTTTCTTCACGCTTCGAATACTATTCAAGATCATGTGACGAACAAGATTTTCGTCCATTGTCTCTTGATAATTATTCATCTGAACCATAAGGTTCGATATCACCACTTGGTTTAAGTCTATTAAAATCATAACGATTACTCGCTTGTTTGAACGTAATTATATTTATAATACACTACTTAGGTTCAAATGTCAAGCTCTTCTTCCACTTTTTCGAAAACTTTTTCTACTTTCACACGATTGAACATGGTTTCATTGTGTTTACTATATTCATTATATTGATGAGTTTTTACAGTTCCTGTAAAATGAAAACACTGACCAATATGTTCGTGATTCAATTCATCTAGAAGGTCTGAGAAAAATGCTCCAAACTTACCAGAACGTGTTTCAAACTTGTAGATGTGACGTTCCCCATAATGGGTATTAACTCTTTTACACTCAACTAGTTTTGCGAAAAACTTTGCTCTTTCGTGTTCTTTTCCGATAAACTTATTAAGGTCTATTTTTTCATTTTCCATAATTTAACTCTCTATAAACCACTGAGGGATTTCACGTTTTGTCCATTTCATTTTAAACCGTTTTTGTTTGGTTTTGTAAAAAAGACGATAAGATTTTATCGGGTCATCGATAAACATACATTCTGGATTAGACTTCATTGCAAGTTTGAATGGAGTCATAGGAATATGTGGAATGTTTTTTGGTGGAACAGACAAAAGTTCCATCAATAATGTTTCTGTACTGTGAACTTTTTCATATCTATATTGATACTCAATACATAATGCATACCAATGGTCGTAATGCCAAGCATAATTTGAAAGAGATTCCATAGTCCATAATGTTGAAGGGTGACTTGGATGTACAGCCTTATATAAAGTATTTTCTATATTCTTATTTGGATGAACCCAATAGTCAACCATTCGTTTTCCAGATTTTGATAGTTTTTTTGTTTTTGCACCATCAAGTATTCTGTGTGCAGTGGAGAGCATCTGGGCACTCTCAACAATCATTTTCACTACATGTTTGTCGCACTGTTCCTGTGCGGCTACAATAGGATTTTCATTTATAGCAAATATATTCATGTTGCTTTCCCTAACTTATACTACATCATACCAAATCTAGGCACTTTTGTCAAGCAAATATTTACAAATATAGTAAGAATCTACTATATCTGACACTGGATTTCCTATTTTTTGTGATTTTATCTGAAATTCTTCTTGAAGGTTTGTCGATGTCTCTTCAAGAAATGAAGAAAACATCAATTCTTTGTTTGCATTTCCTTTACCAGACGCAAACTTTTTAATAGAAGATGGTGAAACCAATTCATAATCCAATTCTGCTTGCCAAAGCTTCCATTTTAGTAGTCCACAATTCTCGGCAATATGAAATACCTTTCCTGTTGAACCATAACTATAATCTTCTAGTGCCACTTCTTCTATTTCATGTTTTAAAAGAATATCTATAGCCCAATCAGAGATAAAGTCATACCTCTCTTCTGGACATGAGTATTCTGTCAAATTACTTTGACCATCAATATTATTTTTTTGATAATCTGAATATTTTTTTGTATTACTTAAAAAGTATACTTTGCAGTTCTTAAATTTGAAGTTTTCAACTTCCCCTTCATATACGCAAACTGAAGGGGAAGTCAGGCTGTAATCAATACCACCTATTCTTCTTCCCAATCGACATCCCATAGATCACCTTCTCCATCATTATCGTGATCTATATAGTCTTCTATTTTTTCACCACAAGAAGGGCAGTATTTTATAACTTCCTCTTCTTCTTCGAAAATTACTAAAAACTGAGAACCACAATAATGACATTCGGTTTTTTCTATGTCGGGCATTTTCAACTCCTTTGTTGTCCCTCTCAACCTATTTAGAGTCTTAAAATTCTTAAAACCTTCGTTTAAAGGGTTATGCACATACCTCACAATCTACTTCTGCGAGACCTTTGTACGCATCTTGCCAATCACCCTTCAACCCAGCAACTTCATATTCTGTTACTCTGTTCTCAAAAAAGTTGGTATGATCAGCACCGTTAAGAATCCATTCTAACCAAGGAAGTGGGTTATCTTTTACTTTAAATACAGTTTTCATTCCCAACTGAAGTAAACGCCTATCGGTTATATATCTGATATACTGTTTTACTTCCTTAGAACTTAGACCTTCGATTTCTCCCATTGCATAAGTTAAATCTACGAACTTATCTTCAAGGTCAACAGACAGTTCTGCCATTTCGTAAATTTTTGTTTTAAACTCATCATTTACAATTTTAGGATGTTCACCACAGAATTGTCTAAACACTTTTGACATTCCTTCAACATGCATTGATTCGTCACGAATAGACCATTCTACAACTTTCCCCATTCCTTTCATTTTTCCATATCTTTGAAAATTCAATAACATTACAAAAGATGCAAAGAGAGCAACTCCTTCATTGAATACAGATTTTGCAACTGCAAGACCTAAACCGTTGATGGTAGAAACATCTGAATCAGTCATGAAATCGACTTTATCAGTCATTTCGGAGTACTCAAGAAATGAATGAAATTCACTATCGGGCAAACCTAAAGTATCATTTAAAAGTGCATAAGCTCTTTGATGTATTGCTTCTCTTGTTGCAAAAGAACCAAGCATATTTCTAACTTCGTTATTTTTAAATTTTGGAATAAACTGTTCATAGTAGTTTTTACCAACCTCAACATCAGATTGAGTAAATAGACGCAGAATATTAGTAGTATAATCCTTTTCCAAATCAGTCATCTTGCCAGCTTTCCAATCAGTAACATCTTCTGACATATCGATTTCTTCTTCAATCCAATGTGCCTTTTCGTGCCTAACTGACAACTCGACTGCCCAAGGATAATAAAAAGGTTTATATGTCTTGGATGGTTTCATTAGTCCACCAGATATTTTTTTAAGTATACTATCCGAAAACTCCATTAATCTCTCATACCCACCGATATGTTTATCATCGATGTATATCTGAGGCATAGAATTAACTCTTCTCGTTAATGCGCCATCACCAATTGTTTCTTGGGTATTATTAATTTTCTGATAGAATCCTAATCTTTGTTCTTCATCATCCAATTTTACTTCTGTGAATCGAATATTATGTTCGTTAAACCATTTTCTGGTCATATCACAAAAATTACAACCAGATTTTGAGTACATCATTACTTTCATTTATTTTTTCTCCTATCCTTGACATGCAAGACATTCATCTTGCGATTCCTCTTTGTTATTTAAAGACTCCGATAAAGCGACTCTATGAACTTTTTCTGCGACATTTTCCGCTCTATTTGTTGCCTCCGTTCTGAGATAATACAATCCCTTACAACCATGTCTCCACGCCTCAAAATGTACACTGTGGAGATATGACTTCGATGCACCAGCAGGAAAAAATATATTCAAAGATTGCCCTTGACATAAATGTTTTTGTCTGCTTCCTGCCAGCCTTACTACATGCAATTGGTCTATTTCAATTGCAGTTTTAAACACATTTTTAGTGTGTTCATCTAAAAACTCTAGATGTTGAACAGAACCACCAGTGGTTATTATTGAACTCCATACTTCATCTGTGTTCTGGTCTATTCTTTTGAGTTCTTTTTCTAAATATTGATTCTTAACTAAATGAGAACCAGCTCTTGTTCTGTGAGTATATGCATTTGCCTTTTGGGGTTCTATAGAAGGTGAAGTACCACAAATTATAGAACTATTTGCATTTGGAGCAATTGCAAGAAGATGTGAATTTCTTCTTCCAGTTCCTTCCATATCTGGACATTCTCCCTTCTGCTCTGCCAAAAGCATAGTCTCTGCATCTGCTTCTTTTCTAATATGACTAAAAATCTCTTCGTCTTTTTCGATTGCATCAGTTGATTCAAACGGTATCATATGTTTGTGAAAATATGAATGAAGTCCCATAGCACCAAGACCCAAATCTCTTGATTGTTGTGCAGAAAATCTTGCTCGTGATATTTCGTCTGGGGCGTTTTCAATAAAAAATTCTAGAACATTATCCAAAAATCTTATTAAATCTCTGACTAGATTTGTATCTTTCCATTCATCATATTTTTCAACATTAAGAGATGAAAGGCAACATACAGCAGTCCTATCTGCATCAGTAGGAAGGTGAATTTCATTACAAAGATTAGAACCATGTATCTTTAACCCTTTTCTTTTCATTGGTTCGGGCAAATCTCTATTTGCCGTATCAATAAAATTAAGATATGGTTCACCAGTTCTATATCTAGCTTCTAAGATTTGTTCCCACAATTTTCTCGCATTTACTGTCTCTCTTACTTGTTCTCCTCTTTCATTGGGGTCTACTAAATCCCAAGGTAAATCTGCTTGAACAGCACACATAAATTTGTCTGTTATATTTACTGCATGATGCAAATTAAGACACTTTCTATTGACATCACCAGTTGGTATTCTTAGATTTATGAACTCTGCAATATCTGGATGGTCAACATCAATATAGGCTGCATATGACCCCTTACGAGTCCTTCCTTGACGATATGCCGTCATATCTGAGTCTACTGTGTGTAAGAAAGGAATGGGGCCAGGCGCCTTGTCAGACACGCTACGGACATGTGACCAATGACCACCTACTCCACCACCCTTTACAGATAACCATCTTAATTCAGAAGTATGGTCAATTAAACCTTCTAATGTATCTGGTACATAGGTTAGAAAACAAGATATTGGCAGCGCTTTTGCTTTACCGCCAGGCAGTGGCGCATTAGATAAAACTGGAGATGAAAACATAAACCAACCACTTGATACAGCATCATAAATTCTTTGTGCTAGTTTTTTGTCTCCACCAGAATATGCAGTGGAAGCTCTTGCGAATGCTTGTTGAGGAGAGTTCTCATCTGGTGTACAATAATAATCTTTTAATAATTTATAAGATTGTTCTGATAGTGTTGTGTCTTTCGAAAAATCAACAGACACGCCAGCATAGTAATCTTCTGACATTTTTTACTCCCAAAATTTGTATATTATCAACACTTTTTCCACGATGAAAGTGTGAGTTTTGCGTTTAGACCAGATGTGGTATTTTTACTTATTATGTCCAAGATTTCAGAACTATCGATTCCACTCAATATTGCATCATTTATATCTTTTGTTTTAATATATTTTGGCCAGAAAAATATATCAAAATTTTGGGAAATAACTTTTTCCATTCTATCTACAATTTGTTTGTTTCTTGGTTCATTATCAAAAACAAATACTACATCTAGTTCTTTAAAATAATCTACGTCTATATCAGCCCCAGCCATAGCAATGGAGTTTTTTAAAAATAAACTATCAATTGGGCCTTCAACCACCAGAGTTTTTTGTTCTGCGTTTAGTCGTTCAAGACCATATATTTTTGGTGCATCTTCATCTATCTTAATAGTAATATATCTCATATTACTTTCACCAATGCTTCTACCTTGCAATGCGATTACATTACAATCATCATCAAAAAAAGGTATTACAATTCTTTTGTCGTTCTCAATGAGTTTATATCTATCTTTCGTAAGTTTTTCAACTACAGATTTGAAGTCATCTGTGTAAAATAATAATCCCTCATGTGGTATTTTTCTCTCTTCCACATAAACTCTTGCTGGGTGGTCAACATCCAAATCAGATATTTTTGTTCCAAAATCAAAACTACAACGTCTTTTGAACTTTGGTTTAAAATCAAAGTTATATTTGTTGTCTGTTTCTTTTACTGGAGTTGGTCTTCCAGTTTGGCCAGACTTCCACTTTTCTATTTTGTATTCTTTTGAAAGTTTCGGAGAAACTTGTTCAAGGAAAGAGTATAATGTCATAGATGCACCACAATTATGACACATATAGTTAAACTGATTACCCTTTTGGTAAAAAAATCCTCTCGCCTTCCACGCTTTAGTTTTTGAATCTCCACATAAAGGACAACGACAATTGTATAAATTGTCCTTTTTCTGTGTAAATCTTTCTAGTTGGTGGGAAAGTTGATTGATGTAAATTTTATCTATATGAATCACGAAACACACTCATTGTTTATATATTTCTATCATAGTACACTAATATACCATGAATGTCAAGTTTTTTTATAAAAAAGACATCAGAGAGGATTTTTACGATACTCGCTACCTAAACAGTATCTTTTACTCTGATGTCTTTCTTTGTGGTCTTTATAGAGTTTCCTACTCTTGCAGATTTGTTCATTATTTTTTAGAGTGGTTATGAACTAGGGGGCACCCCCAAGGCAGTCCACTATTCCTACTTATATTCCTTGTTCTATTGCGGCCTCTTGCATTATTTGTGTCAAGATGGGTTCTAACTTTATATTGAAATTATCGAACTGATGTTGACTTATACCGCCCCTAGTGTAGACAGACATATCAAAGAACTGCGTGAAATGACTCCTACGATTCATAAGACCATTATTGAAAAGGTCATGTATAAGATTCTGTGCAACACGAAACTTTTCTAGTTTTTTGTTCTTGGAACGTCCTTGAGGAACTTTTCCTTGAAATGGGACAAGTTCATTTAACTTTTCTTGAAGGTCTTTAAATCCTTCATTAACTGCCCAAGAAGTTTGAAACAAAGGTAACTGTTCCATCATTATAAAATATCTCCATCATTTGCTTCTACGAAATTAGTAGCGATTGCGACTTCTAACTCAAATAGTTCTTGCGACATCTCAGAAAAGTCTAGATGACTAATATAGTCATAGATGTTTTGAGCATAGTTTTGGGAACAGTTTAAGAGGTCTTTGATTTGATTCACATAGTACATTACGAAGTGCTTTCTCTCTGATTACATATACATGATCGCATAAGCCTAGGGGAAAGTCAAGCACTATTTGTATTTTTTTACTTTTTTATTGAGTTTTCTGAGAAAGCATAATCTGAATCAATTGAGCAAGTTTCTCATCAGATGCCTTAGATATCTCTTGCTGTTGGGCAAGACTATTACTTATCTGTCTAATGGCCTGTGCATTGAGTTGAACACCAGTGCTATTGTGTTGAGAAAGTTGTTCATTCGATTCTACAATTTTTTCTATTCTTTCAACTTCATCCTCTGTCGCTTGGGCGTTAGCTTGGGCAGCTCCATATGATACTGCACCAACCACAGCGCTCACCACGAAAGGTAGTGCCCATGTAGGGACTTTTATCGCATCAGTCATAGATACGTTCTCCTAATGTTGTGATTAAGTTTTTATTGAACCATTATTTAATTCTTGACGGCTAATATATCTCTAAGTTCTTCTCTAGTGATATATTTACCCATTTCTTTCTGAAGGTCATCTATATCAGATTCTATTACTGCAAGTCTTTGGGTTTGAACATTCAAAGCATTCTTGAGTGAAGTTGATTCAGATAACATTTGGGCGAGACCGACTTTAACATCTACAAGTCCTGTTCCTACCCATGAAAGAAATCCTACAATAAGAACCATGGCAATCGTCTGGATACGAGTTTCTAATGCATGATTTCGTTGTATACCCAACGTATTTTGTGCGACTGACTTTTTTAGTGCATCGATATCGATATCTTTTGAGTCTGACATGGTAAATACCTTATATTGTTATTATGTGGTTTTAATCTACTAGTATTTAGTGTTTTTTTATTCTGACTCAGACACCGAATCTTCTTCATAGTACTCTTTATATTGTAAAATAATTAATTTTTGTTCTTTCATATATCTCAACATCTCTGCAATATTTATTGATAATTTTTGATAATCTTGTGTATTGACTGCATATAGAGCTTTACTGCCTCCATTCTTTTTCAATTCTTCCAATTTTTCTTCGTAATTTTCTGGAGTAATGACAATAAAATCAATATGTTTCCACTTCATACTTGCTGGAGATTCTAAATTTAGAGGAATTTTTTCCACAAGAACTTCTTCTGTAATTATTTTTTCTGGTCTTGAGAATGTACTGCAACCAGAAAGAATAACTAGTAAAACTATTCCAAGTAAGGGTGTGTACTTATTCATCAGTACCTTCTTCTTTCATTATTTCTTCCAAAACTTTTTCGATATCTCTTTCTATTGCACTATTTATTAGTCTTTCTATAGTGTCTGGTTTCTTCTCTGCAAGATATCCCAAGTCATGTTCAGCAAACTTGTCTCTCAGATTGTCCACTTCCTGACTTAATTCTTCTCTTTGTTCTTGAACTTCTTGAGATATCTCTTTTAATTCAATAACATTATCATTTAATCTTTCTATTTCTTGAGTCTTAGAATCAACAGCTGTCGATAACTGTTCATTTGCAACTCTAAATTCTACTATACTTTCTTGTAGCTTTTTAACATAGAGATAACCCCCACCCGCCATCAATAGCGGGATAACTATTAAAGCTATCCTACCAGCACTAAAAATACCCATTTTATACCTCGTTGTGTCTTCGCAATATAGTCATTATCCCATATTGGTCATCTTGTAAAACAATTTTCTTTTTTGGATTTTTTCTTATATATTCTCTGATTGGAGATGCCTCATCAGATTCTATATATTTTGCCCATCTAGCATACTTCTTTTTACCCCCAAGGAGTTTATTATATGTAGAAGATTTTATTCGAAAGATGGGCATACCAGCAAACTTAGCTGGAACACCAGTTAAGCCTGCAATATTCGAACCATCTCCTACAGAGTTTATCGGAGCATCCTCTAACAAATTTTCACCTTGTTTTTGTACTTCTTCTTCTAAAAGATTTATGTAATCACAGAGTTGTCCTTCCAATAATTCATAACTATCATCATCTAAATGTTGTTCGTCTTTCCATTCTCTTAAAAGTGCAAACGCAGCTGCGTATGAAGCAATCCTACTTCTTCCGAATGGAAACTTTTCTAAAATTCTTTTGAGATTAAATACGAGGCGATGGAAGAGAGTGTATGAATTTTTTTCTTTCTGTGTTTCTAAATCTGCTGTTTTCTTTAGTTGCTTGCCGTTTTCGTCTATGATACCAAGATCATAGGCTGGCATTTTATTCCACTTAGTAGTAAGTGTTTTTATGAACTGGTATGCAACAAAAGCGTTAAATATTGATGCCATTTAATTAAATTTCCCTTAGTACGGATATTATGTTTTCGTCCAGTGATATATCAGAAGTAAAAATATCTTTACTCCTTATTCCTTCAACTTTTACTGGCAACTTATTTATAAATAATAAAAAAGACTTCAAAATATAGTATTGAACCTCATCAGTTTTTAAGAATAATATTCTTGTACAAGCCTCATTTCCTAGAACATTATAAAGAACAACTAAATGATTGAGAATCAATCTTTCTTTTAAAATCTTTTTGGTGTGATACCTATAAAACAATCTTTTAATATATTTTATCCTTTTCATATCATCCATAAACTCATCTATGGAAAAACATTGAGGATTTTCATACGCTTTCATCTGGTATAAATTAACATTTTCATCAGTCAAATTTTCAAACATTAAACATATTCTCTTTCAATCAAATTATAAAATTATTTATATAGAAAATAAACGACCTATTTCTAGTTGGTAGAAATTGCCAATTCCATTTCTTCTATTTCTTCAATCAACGCAGCCTTAGTTTTTCTTTTATCTAAATCAACGTCAAATTTATCTTGTGCATATGCTTCAAGTTGGTCTTTGGTCATTGAACTAAGACTTGACTCTTCAACCTTTTCCTCTACCTTTTTAACTGGAGCTGCTTTTTCTACGAGATGACCAGCAGCAATCATTTTATCTTTGAGTCCACGATGACTAACGTAAACTTCTCCTGTCTTTGAATTTTCCCACCCACGATTAGTAGGTACTGCGTTTTTTCCTTTATTAATATACCATGCCATGATATTCTCCTATTATTTGATGTGTGAAGCGATTTTTGTTGCTCTTGATTTATTTTTGTACTTTTCCATTGCTAGGTCAAATACTTTTTTCTTGAGTTCGTTAGTTTTTAACTTTGGTTCAAGTTCTTTAACTAACTCAGACATCTCTTTTGCATCAGATTTATCTGACTCAGCAATAACTTCAAGAATTGCTTCTTCATTCTGTCTCTTCAAAACAGCAGCAACTTGTTTGTGATTTGACAAACCTTTTTTGATTTTCTCAATCGCTTTAGAAGCACCAGTATAATTACCACCCTTGTATCTAGGGTCAGAAGCAATACCAATGGCCATTTTGATTTCTTTGGCTGTAAATTTTGCCTCAGTAATTTCATCTGACTCATACATCTTACGATGGGCAAATGCAATACTTCTCAAATAATCTCCAACTTCTGCATTTGGATACATTTTCATAAATGTTGCTGGGTCATTTTGATTTATGTTTGAAAGTATTCTTTCACTTGGGTCTGTATCAATATTCCATGCAATTTTTCCAAGTTTTTTGAGGTCACCCTTTACATATGCAGCTTTCGCCTTTTTGAAGTCTGCCGTATCAACACTATCACTCTTAATCATCTTATCAAACTCTTTTACAGCAGCTGCTTGAGTTTTTGCCTCAATAAGTGCAATTGACTCTTTTACCATCTTAGGAAGTTTACGAATACTATCATTATCTTCTAAAGCAGACTTTACATCTTTAACCTTATCTTTTGATACATAGAGTTTTCCGTCTGCAAAATAAGCATCATATTCTAGACCAGCATCTTGAAGAGTGTCCATTACTGTTCTTTCATAACCTTCCAGAACAACTGATTCTCTTTTCATCATCTTGTGTGCAATATCAACCAATTTTGGCAATGCAAGACCGTCCATCTTTTTCTTGTTTGCATCGTTAACTTTGTCATAAATTTGAGTAATCATAGATGCAGTAAATAGGTCTACAGTTACACCTTTAATCTTCGCATGTTGTTTGTCTTTAACAATTGTTTGAAGTTGAGGAATAACACTTTTCGCCTCATCAATTTCAATACCAATAACTGTTTCTTCGTTCTTTTTCTTTCTCAACTTTGCAAGGTCATCACCATCAACTTCACCATTTTTGTTGAGGTCAATTTTCTTTTGTTTTGAAGAAAGTTCTTCTTCTTTCTTCTCTTTTTCTTTCTTTGAAATTGCAATTGCGGCTTGTTGAGCTGGACTGACTGCCTCTTTAAAATCTTTCAAAGTTTTTAACATATCCCTGTAGGATTTTGCCATTGCGTTTTGAAACTTTTCTTTACTTCTTGGTTTCATTTTATCAAATCTCTGTAATGCATAATTAAGAAATTTTAGGTCAACCTTTTTACTCTTTCCATCTGCAAACTTGATTTTGTGATTTCCCTTGACATCGATTGCTTTACGAATTTGCATGATGATATTCATCTTTGCAGCTTCTTTATCAGCAGCTGTTGCATCGTTATCGATATCTGCTGGGTCAATATCTTTTTTAACTTCGAAAATGCTATCATTAATGTTCATTATTGTCTCCTCTTTGAAATCTGCTATTGAAGCCCCCATATCACCAATTGCAAATGTTACTCGACCATCTCTCTTGTACATAAATCTTTTCACACCTGTAGGATTACCTTGCAAAATTAATGCAATTTTTTCTACACCATTTTTTAATTTATTTTTTGATTTAACAACATATGGTTGGAGTCCTTTTCCTTTACTAATTGAGGAGTCTACTTTTAATTGAATAACGTCTTTTGTTTTTAGTTTATCAAATACTTTTACTAATTTGTTTGAGTCTACCTTTTCTGTGAGAACTCCACTGTTCAAGAGAGAAATAAATAGTTCCTCTTCTTTGTAACAATGAGATGCATTGAGTGGTTGACCAATCATTTGCTTCTTCTTAGTTTTTATAATTCTTAATGTCTTTTTATCTTTAACTTTAATTGGTGGAAGTTCAGCTGATGCGATTGAAGATTTTGCACCTTTCTCATCTGAAGCAGTTGCAACTATTTTATTTTTATCAGCAGTGTCGTATACTACAAATGGTTCTTTTAATTCATTGAGTATATTAACCATTTCCTTATTAAGTGCGAATTTCTCTTCATTCATTGATTCTTTATACATATTGAGTTCATATGAATTACCAGTATTATAGACTTGAATCTGTACACCCTTTTTACCATCTTTACCCATTAAACGATATGAGTTAGTTTTTCCCTTAGATGGTTTTCTGGGGCCCGTTGCAACTTTATTGTCAATCTCTTCTGGGTCAATCTCAATTTTCAATTTCTTCTTTGCAAAATCATAAGCATGCTTCATCGCACTTGAAAAGTCTTTATGATAAAGCTCATATCCAGTTGATGATTTACCTTCTTCTATCTCATCTTTGTCATGAACATATCCTAATTTCTTCATGCGAATATGGTCATCGTAAGTCTTTGCCTCGTAACCTTTACCTGTTTTTGGATCATACATCATATGTGGTTCAAAATCTTTTTCTTCGCCCATCGCAAGAACCTCTGCTGGTTTACTGCTTCCTTTAAGATTGTCATATGCAAATTTAAAAATGTCTTTAAGTTGGTCTTTAGTTCCCTTGACCAAAAAACCATTTTTTCTGGGTTGGTCTGTGACAATCGCTTTCATCTTTTTTGCCATCTTCAATATATCACTCATAAAGGAATTATCTTTGACATTCTTGACTAATACAGTACCTTTCGCCATTTCGACAACGGTATTTGCAACATCACTCCCTACTGTAACTGGGAAAGTTTTATCACCAAACTTAAACTCTTTTTTGCCTTGTTTTTTCGCTTGGGAAGCGGCTGCAACAAAATCTGATACATCCTCTGGGAAAATACTTGTAGACATCTTAAACCTCTCTTTTGTTTGGCTATATTTATGGTTTTAAGTTATTCATGAAATCTTCATATTTAAGAACTTTACTTGATGTCCCGAAATTCTTCTTCCTCATGATAGTTTTGTTGACAAGCTCAAACTCTCCATCCTTGTAGTTTATAACTACAGGCAGATTTAAATCTGTAGACATGTCCTTTAATACTGCTTCTATATCTGGATTTGACAGTATATTCTTACCTTTGTTTTTTTGAATCTTTTTAAATAACTTTTGAAGTTCTGAGACTTTTATCTCTGGACTGTTTCTTGGGTCATTCATCCTATCAACAAAATGTCTGGTAAATGTCACATCTATATTAAACTTTTTTAGAAGTTTATCTGCGAACTTTTCCAAATCACTTACTTGTTTTGGAGTAACCTCTTCTTCGATGAAATCATGATAAAACATCATCTCTTCTTCTTCAGAGATATTAAGTTTTTTTCTCAAATCTTGAATCTGTTTCAAAACTTTTTTATGTGCAGGCGAACCAGCAGGCAGCTGCATCCCCTTGTTGTAAAGTTTCAATAGTTCTAAAGGTACTTTAATTTCTTTTTCTTCTACCTTTTCCCCATATTTTTTCTTCAAGATATTAGTTGCAGTGGCCATTTTAACTTGCATCCACTCATCACCATATCTTTTTTTAAAATCAGAATCATCAAGTTCTTTTGTAATATCTTCTAGTTCTTTTTTGACTTTTGGATTTGAAAAATCTAAATCTTCAACCATCCTTGCGAGAAGTTTGTAATCAACATGTGAAAAACTTCTTGCAATCTGGTTAGCATAATATAAAACACCATGTTTCAACCCTCTACCACCTGACTCCTTTGTTTTCCTGTCAAGTACCTTTTTTAGTGTTTCGGCTGCCTTCTGATATTCTTTTGTATAAAGAGTATTTGCTAGTGCCTTTTTTAATGTTCTTCCTCCTAAAATTCTTTCAAATCCTACTTCCATAAAAGGCTCAAGAACACTTTCCTTTTTTTCATAATTGAGAGGCAAATCAAATGTTTCTTTCATAAAAGAAATTAATTCATCTTCTTCCAAATCTTCTACAAGTTCTGGTATCTTCGTATCCATGAAATCATGCAAGGCAAGAATTTCTGCCTCAAACATTTCTTTCATCATACCTTCTACCTTCATTGCAGAACGAACAGCAGAAAATAAATCTTCTCCATTTTTAAATGATTTCGGAAGACCGTTTTTAAATGAATCATAATCATTCGCAACAGCGGCTGCTCTCATTTTTGATGCAGACATTCCTGTTACACCTTCTGCATCTGGGTCACGTTCACCAGCAGATACTACTTGAATCCCACCTTCAAAATCATAAAATCCATGTCTGCCTATCTTACCATTATATTTGTTTAATGTTGCATCAAACTCTGTGACTCTATCCCCACCTACAACCATAATACATTTCTTATATCCCATATCTTGAAGAAGAGAAGCAACATTAAATGCAGTCTTTATTTTGGTATTTTTGATTATGTTTCTTGCGTACTTTGGAAACATTTTTTTCATGAATTTAACTTTAGTGTTAAAATCAAGTGGGTCTTTTTTTGCATTTTGTGACTGACTAGGAAAAATCATAAAGTCTGCTTTCTCTTTGCGAGCGACAGCACCAACCTTTTCTATCAACTTTTCATGTCCAGTTGTGGGGGGATTGAATCTCCCAAATGCAAAAACTATTGTGTCTTTCATCATTCGCCCCTAGTTATCTCTGTTATTTTTTCCATTTGTGCCTTGATTATTGGTTCTCTATTAGGCCAGTATATATATTCCTTGTCCTTATTCTTTAAGAGATTTGCCAATAACGGCATTATTAACTGTTCGACTTTTAATAATTTATCTTCTATAATTTCTTTAGTAACATCGGAAGAACTAGACTTTTCAGCATACAGTTGTTTTGCAGAAACTAATTCTGACATTATGTCTGTTTGCAGTTCTACCAGTTCAGCAACTTTCTCGCTCAGGTCTTTAATCTCAGACGCAGACGCATCTAGTTTTTCTGTAACTTCTACTGGAGTTGCAGTTATTTGTTTGAGTTCATCGCCATCAACAGCAGTAAATCCAAAATCAATATCTTCGTATTTGTATTCGTTTGTCATATTATTATTTATACTTTCCTTCTTACCAAACCATGCCATTTACTTTCCCTTGTGCTTTTGCCAAAGGTCATTGTCAGACTTCCTTGCACCACCACCTGTGATAAAAGAGTTGACTCTTGCAAATGCCCATTGTTGGGGGGTTGTGCCTGGTCTGTGGCCACCTTTCCATGCAGCCATACCTCTATCATATACTTTTTTCAATATTCCATATGAAATACCAGATTTTTCTGATTTCTTCTTAAGTCCTTCTATTGCCTCTCCAAACATATCATGATACTTTTTAGTATGTTTTGAGGGTTTTGTTTTTGCGTTTGCATCGCCTGGCGCTGGGCCTTTTTTCTTTGAATCAAAATGTCTCGCTCTAGCTTGTTTAGTAGACTTTGACATCTCATCACCATCAGCATCTTTTGCATAATACTTTGCTGGTTGTGTTCCTTTTCTATCTTCTATATCTTTGTCTTGACGAACTTCAGTAAAAGATTTAAGTGTTTTGGGGAACTGTTGATTAACATCTTCCAGATTTGTCATAACCTTCATTAGAAGTTTATCTTTTGCTAGGGTATGAATTAATGCTTTAACCTCACCAGCATCCATTTTCAACTTCTTTGCAATTTCTTTCGGAGACATTCCTTTTTTGTGAAGTGTAAACATATCTTTTAGTTTGCCCTCACTCACATAACTTTTTGTCAACTTTTCAATTTTTGCATATGGTGAATCTTTAAGATAAGTCTTCTTTGCTTTATCTGTTCCAAACTCCCCAGCTCCTGCTTTCGATACAAATGGTTGTTTTTCTGCACCAGATACAGATTCCCCCATATTCAACAAATTATATAATTGTCCATCCTTCATAGTTGGTAGTATTTTCTTTAATTCTTTTTCTGGGTCTAGACTTTTAAGTGCAGCCTTTTCAAATTCATCTGCATATTTTTTTAAATTTTCGTGCCCTTTACCACGCATTGCGTGTGCAATATCTTTTACATATTCTTTTTCTTGGGCCTTACCTGTCAACCTTTTTACAGCTTCTTCTGGTATACAATTAGGCACCATATTACCGTTTTTTCCTTTTTTCATTCCGACTTGTTTATATCCATCCCAACAAGGATTTTCTTCATCAACTTTTGCACCACCTCGCCACTGATAACAAGACCAATATTTAGCTTTCCACTTAGGGCCTGGATCTTTATCGCAACCATGTCTAGCTCTAAACGATGCTCGGCGTTTAGGGTCATCTCTTTTTATTTCCATATTCGGATCACCAAAAGTAACCTTGACAATATTACCCTTATCATTCTTGGCATATACTCCAAACTTCTTTTTCGAGCCTGAAGGAAGACGAAAAGGATTATTTAAATCTACTTTACGACCTTGATATTCTGCTTCTATAATAACATGGTCAAAGAGTTCATTTGAAGAGCAGTCTTCACAACCACAATCTTCCATGAATAATTTAAATGATTTCATTTTCCTTGCCTCTTTAACATTGTTATTTTTTTCTTCCAAGCTGGTTTGCCCATTTCTTTCTCTACATCTTGAACAGCATCCATAAAGAAATGGAGCATTTTCATTTCATACTCTATACTTCCCCAATTCTCTCTTTTTGCCTGTTTGACCATCTGTTCTAAATATCCTACGACTTTTCTTTTTACTTGGTCATGTCTTAGTCTACCATAACCACGCAAAAGTACTTCTGGATTGGTTGCATCATCAGAAGATTGTGGTTTGGTATCGTATATTTGTCCAGTACCAGCCTCTGTTAATTGTTTAAAACTTTTCATTTTTTTGATCTCCCAAACATTCTTTTCATAAACGATTTTTTATCATTTTTGGGTGTTTCGGGTTCTGGGTTGGTTAAGGTATACGCAACAAGGCCTTGTTTGGCACGGCCGTTAACTTCAATATCCCATTTAGATTTTGTTCCCCACATTTTTAAAAATCTTTTATAAAGTTTTGATCTATTACCGTCTTGTTTATTTGCATAGAAAGTTATTTTTCTGGCCTTAGTTTTGTCCAATTGCCCCCACCATTTTAACAAAGCGGCTTGGACTGTCGCAAAAATTCTAAACTCATCACCTTGACCAGTTCGACCCATATTCTTTTTAGATGAACCTCTTGCAAATTCTATCTCATAAATACCATCAGGATCTTCACTAATATGAATATCTAACGCACTACCATCGTCAAGTTTTGCAATAGCACTTGAGGCACCTGTTGGTTTTAAATATTCCCATTTTATCGGATAGGGATTATCAAATGCCTCGTTATATTGTTTAAAACTTATCATCTATTTTATCCTCATAATCATCTGCCCCATATATCATATAATCATGAACAGCAGAAACACTATGAGCTGCATTACTAAATTTTGATTGTACCCAAGCAGGAAGTTCTATATCTGCATTATTATTTTGAACAACTAAATCCATAAGAAAGTCTGCAAGTTCATTTGCCTTATGTTGGATAACTCTCAATTGACCAATAGCCATATCAACTTCTCTATCTTCAGTCAACTCCTTTACTTCATTATTTTCTACCAACTTTTTATAAGTTGTCTTCCAATCTGCTCTAACATTTTTTACAGTCATATCAGCTCTCCTAATTTTGTTCTATTTAATAAGTGTTCTTCTTCAATTTCTTTTTTTGATTGACCGTGATATTTTACTGCATGATGTTCTTCTATCATCTTTTGATTTACATTAGTATCGTAACAATACATTTCACCAAGAATACGACCAAATTTCCCTTTTGCGTCTTTCTGGGTCTTTATTGTAACACCACCAGAAGTCAACCATTTAGTCAAATATTCTTTCGCAGCCAAACCATATTTTTTTTCTTCCAAATCTCTTGTTCTAGATTCGGGGGTATCGATTCCAAAGAGTCTAATTCTTTGTTTTTTCAACCATACTCCAAATCCTAAATCAATATCTACATCAATGGTATCCCCATCAACGATTTTTACTACTTTGCAACTATATTCATACATATTTATTTATCCCAAGCCTTAGCGGCAGTAAAATTGTTATAACTGAACTCCATTCTGTCAACTAATTTAACAGCAGTAGTTCCGTCCCTATCGACAGCAACATATCCTTCTTCGTTACTGACCTTGTAACCATCCTTAGTTCTAACGAATATTTTTGCAAGTTGTTTTACTGAATTAAGTTTTGTAACGATTAATTGTTTTGCTTCTACCAATGAACTCATGAACTCTACAAGATTCAATATTAGAGAATCTTGTTTCAATAGTTGTGCGACAACCTCATCTCTAATTTGTTCTTTTTGTTTTTTCGCCTTGTCTGTTTTAAGTTTTGCAATAACCTTATCATCAAAGTATCCTTTTACATACATTGAATATGGTGTTTTCTTTACAGCAGATACGTTAAATTTTTCTCCTCTTTTTACATATTGATTTAAATATGTTTTAAAAGATGCCCCCACTAAACCTTTAGTTAATGTGTTATTCTGTAAATCAAGAAATTTCTTTAATTCTGATGATTTGATTTTTTGAAATGTTTTCCCTGTGGAAGATAGTATTTTTGTAACTTTCTCTGTTTCAGCTAATGTAAACTTTGCCTTTCCAGAAACATCTTTATATGATGCATCATCCATCCAGATACTTGATGTGGTTTTCAATTTACTAGTATCAGCACCAAACTTTGCAGTCATGTCTTGCAGTGTTGGGCCTCCTTCATATGTGGTATGCCAAACAACTCCTAGTTTTGCCTTAGAAACTATCTTACCCAAACCGCTATTAACAGGGATAGCATAAACAAGAGTATTAGGCTGAAAAGTGTAATATGATATCCCATCAATATCTTTTTTCGATATATCATCTGTGAACATGAGGTCTCCTTGGAGAACTCCTTTGATTCCAAGTTTTGGGATTTCTGCGAGAGCAATTTTAAATTTTGAATTGAGTTGTCCTTTAAGTTCTGCATCTATTTCTTGATTTGTTTTATAAAATTTTGGATTTGCATTAAATACACCTTTTTTTGCGACAAAAAACTTTCCATCTTCTGGGTCAATTCCAGCAAATATTGCTGGGGCCCCATCCCATTTTACAGTCATATTAACACCAGAAGATGAACTTCCAGCAAGCATATTTCTAAGAGACCGTAAAAAGTTAATTGCAGCTCTACCGCCCGTTATTCCATAGTTTATTATTTCATCTTCAAGATGTTCTAGGTGAAGATTTTTACCACCCTTACCTTCAGTCAGGATTTCCATAAAATTTTGCATTAGTAAAGCTTCCCAAATGGCCCGAAAATGTTTCCTTTTTTCTGAGCGAGATACGTTAGAGATGTCAGTAAATCATTTCTATCTTTTTCTTTTAAACTATATAGTTTACACATAAGGTCTAGTTGCATCAATTTACTATGTGCGAAATCTGGTCTTGCACTTCCATAAACTGCCATAAAATTAGTTTGAAAGTCTTTTGCCTTTATTGACGTTATAGATTCAACTTTCTTAAACTGGTAAAGAAATTCAGATGCTCTTTTTTCAAACTCTGATGCTGTTCTAGGAAATTTTTTATTATCATTATTTAATGGTATTCCAAACTTCTTAAAAAGTGTTGCAGCCATACTCAAAGGGACTTTACCTAATCTGGCAGACGTTGCTCCCATATCAGTTCCTTCTATTTTTAAATTGTTAAATCCAGCACTATTTTGTCTTATTTGAAATTTTACATCACCCTGTTTACCAGAAACAACAATTTTAGCATCTGAGTTTTTGAAGTTATTTTTCCCAGCCATATTAAGAGATAGTTGAGCACTTTTTAATTTGAACTGATATTCATCGTTGTCAAAAACATCCATATTTTCTAGATTTACCAATTCCCACTTCGCAGTTCTTCCAGACATCTTTTTAAGAGATATTCCTATTACTTTTTTTGCATGGAACATATCTCTAAGAATTGCATTAAATTCTTCTATTGGAGTTACATCATCCATTACATATTTTTCTAGTTCTCTTTTTACTTTTGGGAAATCATGTACCAACCAAATATCGGCAGGATTCCAAGTATCTTTTTTTGCAATACCATATTTGTTTTTGCAGATACCAGTAATATAGTCCATAAATCCACCATCTCTTGAATAGTGTTTATATGGGGTATTACCTACTTCTCTATATGTTGTGAGTTGTTGTTGAAAGAATGTATTTTCCCATTCTTCATTCATGTCTGGATATATCTTAATCAAATCTTCTCTATAAAGTTCATAAAACTTTTTCTGATTTGTATATCCATTATTTTCGATTGATTTTTGTATTGCGAACAGTGATGCAAGTTCTTGTTGTTGTGTGGTCTTGCCGTCAGATGCACCACCAAGATTTGTGAACTGACTCTTATCTATCTCTGTCCACTTGTGGGTATTAAATATCCCAGCGTATTGCGAACCAACTTTCAATACCTTTTCTATATCTCTCTCATTTTTATTCTTGACAGATTTTAGAAAAGATTTTACGACATCAGTTTGCTCAATTATTTGGAGGCGACCACCTACTTTGATTTGTTCGTTATTTTCTATTATATCTGAAACCATATTAAGATACGGTTTCTGGAAAGTGATATAAATTCCACCAGTTAAGTTTGCCATAGGATAACTCCCTTTATTTACTATTTATATTATAAAGGGAGCTATCTAGATGTCAAGCATTA